CTTGTAAACAAGCCAAAAACAATAGAGGAATTTGTACCTGCTATTAAAAGAATAACAGGAACGGAAGAACCAAGCGTTTTAGAAAGTCCTCAATTTTTAAGAGAACAATCTCCGTCTGCAACAGTGGAGGATGAAGATGTTCCTAGTGTTTTGGAGAGTCCTGAGTTTCTAAAAGGTAAAGAACCAATGAATATTTATGAAGATTTTGAACCGCAATTTATGGGCGATGTTCCTGACGAGTTTATAATACGATGATAGGTGTACTAAGTTCCCTTCTTCCTGTAGCTACGAATATACTTGATCGTGTCATACCTGACAAGAACGCTGCTCAAAAAGCCAAGCTGGAGATGGAGAAAGAGTTAACAACAGCTTTCAACAAAGCTAACCTTGCACAAATAGAAACAAACAAGGTTCAAGCTGCTCATCCTAGTCTGTTTGTCGCAGGGGCTAGGCCAGCTATCATGTGGATATGCGCCTTCGGGTTAGGCTGGCAGTTCGTGTTTCAGCCTGTGGCTATATGGGGAATGGCTGTGGCAGGTGTAGATGTAGTGTTGCCTGTAATAGAAACAGAAGGTCTTATGTCTCTCACTATGGCCTTGTTGGGACTTGGTGGAATGCGTAGTTTTGAGAAATCTAAGGGCGTACAACGTAATAATATGAAAAAGGTTAAATGATGGGAAAATATAGAAGCAAAAAAAAGCCTTACGCTAATATGGAATTAAAAGGCGGTGGTGTCGGTGGTAATCGCGGTGGTGTCGGTGGTAAAAAGAAGGGTGCAAAGTACTTTGATGGTTCTGCAACGTTAACAGCTAAAAAAGGACGAGCTAAAATTAAGCTAGGTTTAGGTGGAGGCTGGATTAAAAACAGACCAATAGAAGGTGTGGACATTGTTGAGGGTAATCTCAGTAAAGGAGTAGACTTTACGTTACCTATAGGTTCTTACAACTTTGGAGCAGGAATTACTGAGCAGCGAAATAAATTTCAAGAAAATACTCCTCGGGGAAGAGTTAAACATAAAGGAAAACCAAGACGCACGGGTAGAGTAAAGCTAGAAAAAGATTTTGGATGGGGAAGTATAGGTGGAAGTCTAGCTTTTACTCCAGGAAGTGAAAAGTGGAAACAAAACGTAAAAGGGGGAGTAAATTTACGCATTCCTTTTAACAAAGGCGGTAAAGTCAGTAAGAAAAACAAGAAAAAATAGGGTCTTGGAAGAAAAACTCCTCCATATTTGACGCTACAGAGCAAGTAATAGGGTATTATAACCCAATGTACCTGAGAATACCTAAATCCTCTGTAACGCTCTTAAAATGCCATACAGAGGATTTAGCATATTTTACCCCTATTAAAGCAGTTTATTTACTGCTTCTCGGTAAATATCAGTAATTTTGTGTAATCTTTGTATAAACCCGTAAAGAAGCTCTGTGTTTTCATACTCAGGAAGTTTGGAATCCATTGTATTCTTAAACTCTTCGGCGGTAATATGGCTGTATATCAGTTCTATATTACCGCTTTTTGTTAGCTCTACATCTACACTCGAAAGTTTTATTGATTTTGGTTGGGTACTCATATATCTACTATTTCACAAACCCCTGCACTGCAAGCCAATTCTTGTGAGGCTTTTGTGTTATCCTCTTTCTCATATTCATCAAACTCTTTCCAATCAATCGTCTTTGGCATACTAGCACTAAGCTTGTTGTATTCCTTCTTGGTAGCATCCTGATAAGGAGCTTGCCTATAACTGTGATCAGAGAAAGGTAGGAAGCTGATGCCACTCAAACTATCGAAGTTCTCATAACACCAGTTTCCTACTTCTATCCATTCATGCTCTTTTACACTGATTGTGACAGAGGGCTTGTGTTCACACCAATGATCGCTAAAACGTTTCCACACACTCAATTGTTCGAGAGCCTTCATGTCTGTGCGACATACAGCACCATCAGGTGATTTAAAAGGAAAGGAAAAAACCACCGTATTTGTTGGGCTGTTAAAATCAGGCTCATTAGGAACGTTCTGATTCATTAAGAATTGTGTTAATGGATCTTTAACATCCCCACGTACTGTACGAACATAATATGGAGCATGTCGAGCATGAATACCACTGGAAGAATCAGTTAGCTGACTGACAGTTCCAGAAGGCTTAACACAAGTCGTGGCTGTTGACTGAGGAATGCCAAGGAGCTTAGACCACTTCTTGTTTGTTTCTACCACTGTATCCCGTAACAATGATAGCTTCTTGTCGGCATCGGAAGCATGTAGCGCAGTACAATCCATGATGCCTGTCAAAGACACACCAAGCAACCGTTCCTCTTCGGTATTACTTCGCCAGCGTGTTCTAAGATATTTAAAATCTGTTAGTGTAGATTGCAGTGTTCCAAGTATGGAAGCGAACTCTGCTTTCTTTTGCAATGTTTTGGTTGTGTCAGTAGACCTGCAAACCACTTCCGACAGATTGCAGAACTGATTAGGACGCAGTATAATTTCGCTACAAGGGTTCGTTCCAAAGTCGTTGTTTTCTTGTCTACGACTATTGCTTATAGCTTTAGCGTTAGCTGCCACTCTATTAAAGATACCTCGTTCTCCAGATTTGCTTTCATAAAGTGCAAGCCACTCTTTCATAAACGAAGCTGTGTCTGGAGTTTCTGTATATGCCACTGAATTATTAGCGAGAGATCTATGAGGATACATATTCCACCAATCACCAGACTTAGCAGAACGCATCCTATCATCAGTAAGATTACTAAGAGAGAGAAGAGCAGAACGGCGCACTCCTCCAACAACAACGACTTGACCCGTCTTGCACACAATATCGTGACATTCAATAGACGTAAGCTTTCTTCCCGCAGCATTCTTAAACACTCCTATTGTAAACTGAAACAAATCTTGTAGAGGTTCAGGGCCAGATGCCCTACCACCAAATGTCTTGAGCCTTGCACCAGCAGGACGCACCTTATTGTAATCCAATTTAGGAACTCTGTTTGTATAGAGAAAGCTTATAAGATCCTTAAAGCTTCTCGCCCATCCTTCCTTAGAATCTGCTACGCTTATAACGTCCTCTGTCTCCTCAAATGGTTGATCAGGTATAGTAGGAAGATTGTTGATGTATTGCCTCTCTACTGAAAAGCCTACACCTGTACCGTTCATCAGTATGTATAAGACCTCATCAAAGGAACGGGGATTGTCAATAGGAATATATGAACAGTTGTATCCTGCAATGTTCTCGCGTCTTAAAGCTGGCCCTGCAGTCATAAGGGATCTCATAGACGGCATGACATCTAGATTAAGAACAGCTTGTTTAACCTGCTTCACTGTATCGTTCTTCGATAAGTCTACATCTGTCGTTAGCTTAACATGCTCCAACATAAACTCGTAGAACCTTGAGACTGTCTCATTCCATGTCTCTCTTCTATTCTCTTCATCTAACCAACGTGCATAACGACTCTTGTGTATGAACGCCTGATAATCTGTAGGTAATTCAGACATTAACTTTTTCCTTTAATTTATTTAAATACCATAGACCCTTGCTGAGATCCTGTTTAGGGTTACCCTTGTGTTTGTAACGTATGATATATTTTAACGCATTGCCCTTCAAGTATCCTAAAAACTCTGTGTTTGTCATAGACATCTCTATGAGATCTATAGCCTCAACGTCCAGCTTGTTATAGTGTGACGGGCTGTTAACGGGATCTTCAACTCTCTTTACCTCTAATTCATTCATCCTTTTCTTCCTCATCTTTATCTTCAAAAGCAAATGTTATAACTGTAGGATCATCTTCCTCTGGTGGTCTATAGCTATCTAACCATACAATATTACTGTTCTTTTGCTTATCTCTTTCTATGCCTTGGAAGCCTAGATCTAGTAGTCCATCTAAATCGTGACTAAGTAAATCTGTTATACCTCTGGCTATAACTTGTACAACGTTAGGTTTATTCTCCACATCATCTTTTGTTGTATCTAAGCAAAGCATAGAAAACTGCTCTTTGTCTTCTTTATCTAACTGAAGGACAACATACACTCTGTCTTCTTTAAGATGCTTTTTTTCTTCTTCTACGACCTCATTTACTTTATCTTCGTCCACGTTTACCCCTCAACCATGCTTCGGGGATTTCGCCTTCGGCATACTTAAAATCATTTTTGTCACACCAATCAGCATACGTTGTTTTTGAGCCTGTGTAAAGCTTTTCTTTACATCTTTGGAAAATAAATCGTATGTCCAGATCAGGATGTTGCTCTTTAATAAGCTTGTGTTTTACTCTGTCAGCTATAGTAAAGCGACCTTTTGTTTCTATAAGAATGTCGTAATCTTTCAAATAGAAGTCTGGAGTATATGTCTTTACTTTCGGAACATACTTTATCTTCTTAGTCTCGTACTCATATTTTATGTTGTTGTCTTTTAAGAATCTTGCAAAGTTAGCTTCAAAGTTAGATCTTAGTCGTTTCATAGTTACCCTTTAAATTTAAATATATTATTTTTTTTATCATAGACTAATAATTTAATGTTTAGTTTTTTTTGTTTAATTTTCTGTGAAGAACTTTCGTTACTTTTAATATCTATCTTAATATGTTCTCCCGTTTTTGAGTCAAAAATAACAAAGTCTGCTGGCCCTGTCGCACTTATGTTACGAAACACTTCGTAACCTTGTTCTAATAGCCATACTCCTGCTTTGTGTTCTGTAATGTCTCCCATTCTTCTAGGACTAAGAGCAGTGCTAGAATTTTCGTTTATTTTAAGATTAAGGTATACACTATCCTCATCTCTATCTTCTAGAATTTGATCACGAAGTTTACGAGCTTTGTTTATGTCTTTAGTTTTAAGACTAACACGTTCTTCTTTATCTGTGCCTTGGACACGTTTAGCAAAATGCCAATATCCGTTACGAAGAAGAAGATATTTATTTGCATCCTTTAATGTTGCTTGTTCGGCTTCATAATCTTCTGGATAAATGCCTTCGTCTATTAATTCTCTGTAGAAACGACATTTCTCTTCAGCTTCTTTAAGAGACATATCAGGCCATGTGCCTAACTTTCTACGAATAGGGTTTACAACGCCCTTCATCTTCTTACAAATTATCCAACTAGCAGTTCCATCTCTATTACCTTTAGCTCGTAAACCTAACGTTGGAAAACTTATTTCTTCTTGATAATCTAAATCAGTGATAAATTCTGGAGCAATATCTTGAAAAGTACGTAAACGATCTAGTGTTACTTTCCAATCATCTAATAAACGATTACGCACTGACTGAGCTTGTTCTATCTGTGACTCTTTCATTCCTGTAGTTTTAACTATTTCATTTTGACCATTAAAATGATGTCTGACATCTTCTGGAATTTGGACACGAAAATTCCACGTATTGTAAGATAACTGCAGATGGTGCATTTCGTGTTTCATGCTTTAAAGTTCTTCCAGTTTGACAGGGCTATATCGTGTGTGAAATCTCGACAACGTGAAAGCTACATGCTTGAACACTTCCACAGAATGTTCTCTTATCCTATCAATGGAAAACTCATCGTGATCCAAGGACTCTCGACAAAGAACACCATAGACTCTTTCATTATTATTAGTCAGCGCACTTGTAATTCTTTCAAGGGAATCTGTAAACTCATTCTTAAAAGCATCTATTTCATCATCTTTCCAAAATGAATCAGGTTCAATACCTCCGTGTTTCTTAATAATGAGGGGCAGTCCGTTTGGTAAAGCCCTCAATCTATCATTAACATCAGGGCTTCCGTTCTGTTTACGGTGGTCTGCATATACGAACAGAACGTTCTTGTTTTCCATTAGGTCAGCATCACTTAACTTAAAGATTGATATTAACGGCACTACTCTCCCTCCTTGCAGGGTCTTGCTGTTGCAATCTTACCAATCGGGCCGTACCGATCCTGTCCTTTACGCAACTGTTTAAAGTAGATCTTCTGTCCTACAAGCTTGTCTCCTTCTGGGCCAAATGCAAAGACACAATTACTTGTTCCAGGTTCGCAATCAGCAGGGTTAGTGTGTACTACGTGACAGCCAATCCACACATAATCTCCACCATCATGTCCTCGACCACAAGCAGACAATACTACAAGTGCTGCAATACTACAAGCTATTTTCATCATCGTCATCGTCCTCATCTTTGTTAGCAGGGTCTAGCTCTTTCTCCACCATACGACCATCTGCAAAGTTATAAAACAGTTTTGTGCATAGACCTGTACGTCCTGTGAATCTATTCTTAATGACTCTCACATACGTTGTATCACGCTCTTCCTCATCATCCGACTGACTGTTACGTTCCAGACCTATCACCATATCCGACAATTGAGCAATGCTTGCGGAACCTCTTAGATCGGATAAAGATACTGCATAACCTTCCTCGTGTGATCCGTGTTGAAGCCTCCGTAAATGCGATACAGTTATCAAGCATATGTCGAGTTCTTGAACGGCTGTACGCAGTTTGGTCATGCATTCATCTATAGTCCTACGTTCATCAAACGAATGTTCTTGAGAACTGACTATAATGCTTATGTGATCCAACACAATGTATTTGCATTTAACAGCCCTAGCAAAATAACGAATACGAGCAAGTATGTTATCTATTGAATTAGAACCGAAATGATCAAAAAAGAAATAACGACCAGATCCAACAGTGTCTTGGTAGGCTTGTAAGTATCTGTCTTCTGAACAAACAGGCTCTCCTGTTATTGTAGGGAGATGTAATGGCTTACCAACTTCTAAACTCATCATGGCTTCTGCCGTACTACGAACACTCTCTTCCATAAACATCATGCCGATATTGTCGTCAGTGTATTTGAATATGTGATGAATGATTTCTCTTAGGAAACTGCTCTTACCTATACCTGTCCCTGCACATACTGTGATAAGTTCACCCATACGGATACCGTTTGTAAGAAAGTTCAAACCACCATAAGGATAATCTATTGCTGTCTTAGTCGGGCCTTCTTTTAAAACACCCCATAGTTCTGTACCTGCAATGATACCGTCTGGCGTGTATCTTTCTGAGGCCCACCACAACTTTGTAAATTCCTCAATCTTATCTTGTATGAGATACTCGTTAGCATCTTTCAAGTTAAGGTGCATCACCTTGGCTTTAGGTGATAGTAATTCAGCAACTTTCTTAGCAGCTTTCTTACCAGCCCTATCATTGTCAAAACATACAACAATGTTATCATATGAAGTGAGAAACTCGAAAGCTTTTTGTACATCTTTAACAGCATTTCCAGCACCATTCTTTATAGAAACAACAGGCCACTTGGAGCCTTGCATTTGATATGTAGCGAGAGCGTCAAGTTCGCCTTCGCATAATGTAATGTACTTACCGCCTTTCCTGCATATGGATTGTCCAAACAACGTGGTCTGATCCCAGTCTCCCATCGTTTGAAATGTTTTCTGATTGTCGCTTGTGTATATCCTATGTTTCTGCGCTATTAACTCATTATCTTCATTATAATAAGGGTAGTAATGCTTATAACCATTAGGCGCAATAGTTACATTGTAAGCCTCACAAGTTTCTTTCGTTATACCACGTTCAGGTAAATCCATAAACTCGCCTTCATTAAGATGAGAAGCGTGTCGGGGATTATGCTTCATTGTTTCTTCTTCATCTTCTTCGTCATCTAATAAGAGTTCATCCGTAGATTTACGATGTCTTTCACAAGAGAAGCAAAACGAGCTTCCATCATCGTTCACTGCAAGTGCATCACTGCTTCCGCAGTCATCACAAGGTTGATGTGTTTTAAGGTATCCCATTTGTTTTCACCATTTCTGCTATTATTCCGTTTATAAATATAGATAAAGCTACGCTATTCAAAATAATCAAAGCTCTATCATTCCACACAATAGAAACGTATGTCCAACCTAACGTTCCTACTAAGTGAAGGTATAAATTGTATGGGAAAATATTTTGACTTGTCAAAGTCATGCCTAGCATCAACAAAATCGTTGAAAACCATTTTATATACCATGTTCCTTTTCCTTTCCTTTTCATTACAGTACGTCTACAATTCTAAAACTTTTGGTGTCCTCTCAACATGAGTAAAATATTCTTTACCGTAAGAGTATTGAAAGACTCTTAGCCCATCGCCATCGTTTGTGTCTTTCCAACAATCTATCTTATACTCGCAATAATTACAATTCTTGTCAATAACCCTATTACCCATTTTTCCGTGTGGAATGTCAGAGTAGCATCTTTCTGGCATGTTACCGTTTTTGACCATCTTCTTGAGATGCTTAACTCGTTGTGATGTATCAATCATCATTAGCTCGTCTAGCTCTGTAAGTGTCATCTCAGAGTTATTCTTGTTGTAAGCCCAGAAGTATCCTACATCTCCTTCCTCCGCTTGAACGTAACCACTTAACTGAGCAATGTATCCAAAAGGATCTTCGTGGTAGATAGTATTATCTTTAAACTTCCTATAACCAAAGTCAGAAGCAGACTTAACATCTACTAACACACCATCTATTTTGCAGTCTATGTGTCCTTTAACACCTTCCACTATAACTTCCTTTTGTCTGTCTGTTACTTTGTGACCTGCTTCTTGTGCAAGCAATAACAGAAAAGATTCAACAAGATTCCCAAAGAAGAATCTAAGTTTAAGCTTACCGTCTATCTCCTCTGGCGGTTTCTTACTATTAAATTCATACCAAAGTTTACGATCCTTTTTACCAATTGAGGACATTCGTAAACTAGGTTTTCCTCTCTTTTCTCCTGACAAAAATACATTTATATCCTCACGTAAAAACTTAAAAAATTCTTGTAAGTTCTTCTCATTAACGCCTTCTTTACCATTCTCAAGAAGCTTGTGTATGTCATCTATTAACGTAGTAATTTTAGGCAATTTAAATTCCTTACAAAAAAGAAAACCCGCACACTTCAGTAAGGAGCATAACTTTGGTGTACGGGATTTCTCACTTCAACAACAGAAAGAACTTTGTATTAGTAGCCCCTATCCCTCGCTCTAATACCGATGACTCCTACTAGCCATCCCTACCTACTCTTGGAGCGTAAGCTTTATAAACCCGTATTAAAGCTCTTCGCCCTCCCCATCCGAATCAAGCTCATCGTCATCATCTAGTTCAGCTTCCAGATAATCACCGCCACCATATTCTTCAAGCTTAATTACCATAAGGGAATTTAAAGCAGCACTCACACCAGACTTACCTTGGAAGTTCCATTTGAACGGTGTGATAGATACTTTAATAGTAGAACCGTTACCGATAAGATCGGAACCGTCCATAACTTCTCGTTTATTATTTAAGACTCTAGGAGCGTACTTGCTGGCTTTCGCCGTTATGTAGTGTCCTTGGTCTTCTTTCTTGTCAGTGCCTTTCTTAACATCAAGGCCATGCTTTTTTAGCTCTTTAATGGTCTTGTCGTCTAAGTTGCAAATGTCAACCTGATACTTACCAGACATGACATTCGGTTCAAAAACTGAAGCCCATTTAGCTGTTCCTCTAACTATCATAGATATTCTCCTTTTCGATCTATGGTTTCTAAGTCTGTTAATTTACATTAATTATTTATTCGTGTCAACTTATTTTTTCCAATAAATAATATTTTCTATATTGTCAACAATGTCAGCCATTAAAACTTTGCTGATAACATCTTTTCGGTTGTTGCGTCTGTAACTCTTATACAAAGCCTCTTTTGCATTTTTAACAAAGAACGGTGCAACAGATTTTTCACAAAATTTTGTCAGTTCGGATCGAGGAACTATAACAAAATCGTCTTCTCTTTCAAATGCTATCTTGTCAGCTTTACCATATAACCAACCTTCCTTGCCAGCAACATTATGAAACTCTACCCACACTTCTTGGTCTTCGTACCACGTTGCGTTCCTAGATGGTTTTTTCCTTGCTTTTACATCAACAGAAAAATTGTTAAAGCCTCTTTTTGATGTTAAATGAAAATCTATGTGTTCCGCTATGTTACTGTAACGTGTTGATTTCTTAACAGAATATCCTTCTTGTATCGCTATGTCTCTGAAAAGCTTTTCTGCTTTTTCACCGTGATCCATTTCTAATGCGTGTCTGCCCATGTCGTACCTACCTTTGCGTCTGCGTTAAGTTGTAATCTTACACCAAGAAGTTTTCCAGCCTCTTGCATCATTTTGTCAGCACCTATAATCATCTGCTCTACATCATCGTTATGTACTTCGTATTGTAATTCATCGTGTATAGTGTTCACTAGCTTGGCGTTAAGCTTGTTGTCTCTAATGTAGCGGTGCATACAGATACTCCATTGCTTGCAGGTTATCGCCCCTGCTCCTTGTAATAGTGTGTTCAAGGATGCATGTTGGTGTCGTATCATAAGTCTTCGTCCATCTAAACCCTTAATACTTCCACTGCCAGATAATCTTTGTACCTTATCCAAAAGCTTTTGTAAAGAGGGCATGTTATATAAAAATTTCTTCTTCAGCATCGCACCATCCCTAGCTGTGCCGTTAACCACAGAGCCTAGTCTTTCTGCTCCTGCACCATAAAGAAATGCGTAGATAAAAGTCTTGGCCTGTGATCTTGTCCTCAAACCTGTCGCTTCTTGATTGGCAGTGTGAGGATCACCATGCAACACAATGTCAGTATACTCTTTGTCATTCATGTAATGTGCTAACATTCGTAGTTCTAGCCCTTTAGCATCCATCCCCACCATACTGTAATTGTCAGCATCTTCAACAGTGAAACACTCACGGCATTCGCGTCCGTAGGGTTTCTCAGAGGACACTACATTCGCCATGTTAGGGTCAGAGTGTGTCATACGTCCTGTCACAGCCCCCATCGTCATCACTTTACCGTGAATACGATTGTCAGTGCCACAAAACTTCAGCCAACTCTCTACAGTCTTCCACCGTGATTCCAGCATCTTCCATTCTGCCAGCTTCTTAGCAGACTGTGGTGCAGTGTCAGAGATAGTTTCAAGATTCCTCTCACATATCTTAGCGGAGCCTTTCGGTGTGAACTCTACGGGCTTCCATCCGCAAGAATCTAATCTTTCAATAATCTGCTTCGGGCTTCCTAAGTTGAAGTCTACAAACTCAATTAAAGAGAACTTACCGCCTACTGTCTCAAGACAATTTTTAATCTTATTTAGACCTACAGGAGATAGTGTTCCGTCTTTCTTTATCTTCGGTGTCACCTCTTTAAGAAGCTTGGGCTTCGGCTTAAACTCCTTCTGTAGTTGCTCTTTTATGAGATTAGCCTTAGTGAACGTTTCTTCAAATAAATCATTAGCTTTCTTTCTATTCAAATAAAAACCGTTGTTACTTTGTAAGTTTATAATATGAGCGATCTCATGCTCTAGTTGAATAGATTTGTCAGAAAAATTCTCACCTTCACGCTTCAAATAAAAATATATCTTTTCTGTTAGGGCAACATCACGCTTGCAATACTCAACCATTTTGTCAGAGTAGCTTTTAAAATTGTCAAAATCCATCTTCTTAAACGCAAGACGTTTGCCCCATTGACCTAACGAGTGACCGCCCTCTCGACTATGATTAAACAAACGCGACATTATAAGAGTGTCTTTAACTTGATGCAGTTTAATGCCAGTATTCCATAACCTATTAAGAATAGGAATGTCGAACTGTACACCATTATGAGTTATCAATGTGTCGTCTTGTGTTATGAAAGATAAATCTTCAGCTTTCGTTGCAACAATGTAGTCATCAGAATACAACGCTTTTACACAGACACACCATATCCTTTTTGCTTCAAGGCTGTCTGTTTCTATGTCTAGTGTATATGTTGTCATTTTGATCCTCTATTACAATTCCATTAGAATATAGTATCGCTTCAATTGCATCACATTCTGCAACAAACTCTTCAGATGCCCAATCGGTTTTTGAACTATGTTCTGCTAGTTCTACGTATAGTTGAATGTATTGTTCAGGTTTTATATAATGATAGTCCATTTTTCTTTCCCTTTTTGTCAGTAACTAAATTAGCTGTTGACATGCAAATTGTTACTATGTATACTCCGACCAAATTTCACTTGTCAAGCATTTTTTTAAAGGAAAGGAAATATAATGCAAAACACTTTTAAACGAGATTTAATTAAGCATGTCGGCACTCGCTTCTTCACTGTCAAGTTTACGAAACTTAGCGGTGTGGAAAGAGTAATGACTTGTCGGCTTGGTGTAACGAAACATCTCAAGGGCGGTTCTAATTCTGTGTTAGATCACGAGAATTATATTACTGTGTGGGAACCTGCAACAAGAGGGTATCGCAATGTTAATCTTGATACGTTGCAATGGGTTAAATGTCGTGGTATTAAAATGGGAGTAGCATCGTGAGTACAACAAAACAAACTAAGACTTCGCCTATACACTGGAACGGTAATGAGTATCTTACTCCAGTAGAGTTCATTATAAGAATTAATGATCTTATTAGCCAACCTCTTGATAATATTTCAGAGATGGATGGGGAAATGTTCATGTCTGATTACAAGAAACTTATGGATGCAAAGTGGCGTTTATACCACGCTATGAAAGACTTGGAAGAGAAGAGTGTAATATGACAGATAAGTTAGATACTGACATAATGGTGGATAGTTTTAAAAGTCTCGCAGAAGTAATGCGAGACTTAGAAGGAAAATATCCAAATGATCCTAGAGCGATGCTTACAGGAGCAATACACGCCCTTTACACCAGTGTTATGATGAAAGCACCATCACCTATCATTGCAATGTCTTTCTTGTTAGATGAATTGACACGTTTCGCTGATTCATTAGACTCTGATAATGCAGATAAATGGGTGGTGGATGTTATAGGAGATGATGATGAAACAATGCACTGAGACAGACGACTTAGTTTTGAATTGCCCTAAAGAGTTTAGGGATGACTTGCAACAGATACTTGTGAGACATTTCGGTTCGTCTTGGGAATTTAAATGGTCGAGTGAACAAGAGGGTTTTAGTATGAGAATATGGGCTTGGAGAGAGGAGCAAGAGGATGAGTAATACATGGGCTTGGGTGTACGGAAATGAGTGTGACTTTTTATGGGAACACTTTGGTATGCCAGATAGAAAACCAAATGAAAGAATGAAAGTGAAACTTGTTGACTTTGAAGAGGAGCAAGAGGATGATATGTAAAGAATGTGGAAACAAAGATAATACAACATCACAGAACGAGTTCAATAAACTTTTGTGCGATGACTGTTACACCGAATATAGACACACCTTGCAGAATATGTTTGATCTCAAGGACTTATTTGAGGTTGACGATTTACTATGCAAGATTAATAGGAGTGAGATATGAAATTGTCAGACGTTAAAACATTTAGAGACTTGTGTTCCAGTATCTTTGTGTTAGAGTTTGAACCTGAGATACCAGAGAAAGAGTGTCCAAAGTGTAAAGGAACAGGCCGTGTTCGCATAGAACGTAAGCGTAAACGTGCTAGAACAAAAGGCGGTAGGTACAAAGCAGATAATCCTGCAACAAAAGATGTCAATGAGGCTTGGGAACAATGAACTGCTGGCACTGCAACACTGAGTTGATATGGGGAAACGACCACGATATAAGCCATGAAGATGAGGAATATCAAATGGTTACTGTCTTGTCGTGTCCTAAGTGCAATAGTATCGTGGATGTATATTTACCAAAGGAGAAAGAAGGAGAGAAGAATGGCTGAAGAATATTGTATTAGAATACAACGTACCAGTACACAATGGTACGAATGTATTGTGAAAGCGAATGACATTGCTCACGCAAAACAACAAGGTCAAGAGATGCTTAAAAATGTTAACCCTTATGAGGATAAAGATGTGTACGCTCTTGATGATTGGACAGGCGATGTCTACAGAGACATTTATGTGGAGATGGTGTACCCGATGTCAGAAGTTCGTTACGATGATCCATTTACTTTACGAAAGGAAAATGTCAGCGATGAAAATGTCAGCGATGAAAATGTCAGCGAATAAATTGTCAGCGAATAAAATTGTCAGCATTGAAAATGCTGTTGATAACTTAGTGGACAGTTGGGACTTGGATACTTTGTTACAATTTGCATTTGAAGATCGCTTGAGATATTACATTGGAGTTGCTTCGGAGGAAGAAATCAATCTTCTGTTGCAGGAGCATGGAACACAAGACTGCAATAATAAAGTTTGACACTGATTTTTAGGTGGTGTACTCTGTCCCTATCTTCAACATTTTTGAAAAGGAAAGAACATGTCAAAAAATAGTATTGCATTTATGAGTGACTTTTTCAATGACTTACAAGCCAGTGGTTATAAGAAATCTTATTCAGACAATATTAATAAACATAGGCTTGTTAGAACACCGTTGCATAAAGTTCGTAACGGCAAGAGTTGGTTGTGGTATTGCCCCGACACTGAAACTTATTGGAGATCATTGAAAGCTTGTAAGAATTTATCTCCTGCAAGCCAACGTGTTAATAATCCTAAGTTTGTTAGGACATAACATGGGTAGAAAGAAATCCAGACCTCAGTACACCTCTAAAGGTGAAAGACGTAGTGTTGCAAAAGAGACTACTAAGGCTGTTAGAAGACAACGTTCTAGTATGCAACGACTACTTGACCAGCAACGTGCTTTCAGCGAAGGGCGCAACGTTGTACTAACTGTTCCAAACAATACTGGCAAAGATACTAAGAGACATGCAATGGTGCGTGTTAAGGCTGGTACGTTATGGAGCAATAACCCATTCAGTATGAAGACATAAGGAGTGAAGAGATATGAGTAGCTTGGTAGTGTTTAACGACATCTATAAAAGTGATGCTTTTAAAAAAGGTGTCTCTGTAATTAACAAGCAATTAAAGAAGCACGAATTAAGAGTTGATATAAAATTTCTCAAGGACAAAGAGGATGAACATGGCCTTAAAGGTAAGTTTGCATGGGCTGTTTCCGTTTTTCCTGCATTTTATGAAAGGAGATTGAATAATGAGCCATCAAGCTAATGACGAGTTACGCGAGAACCAACACGAGAATGCACCAAAACTTTCGAGAGATGCAATTAAGAAGGCTGTTGAAGCTGTCCGACAATCCAAAACTGCGCCGTACTATATTTACAGAGACAACTTTTTTAAAACATCCAGAAGGTATATCGGTAAAGAATATCTCAAGGATGATGCGGGAGAAGTGATGCTCTTTGCTTCAATTGATAAGGCACTAACATTTATGTCAGACGCTTTACGTCAAACAGGCGACTTAGCCATTGATGCCGATGTGTTAAGCGAGAAAAAGGCGGGAGACATGGGATTCTTTGTTGGCAAAGCAACTACACTCGAATTAGGTGCTTGGATGGGTGGGCGTGATGCCTGACTTTGAAATAACGTGGGCTTGCACTGAATGTAATGGTACTGGAACGCAAGAAGTTACTGAGCATGGTACTGATGCTAGTGGACAGTGGGCGCATATCACAGAACGTGACTGCGTGGACTGTGAGATGACAGGAGTGACTAAAGAAATTGTAACAAACTATTCTTGTATTTGGGATTGTGCAGAAGATCATAAGACTGCAATACAGATAGCCAACATGGAGTTTGTCAACCAATTAAATGTCAGCCATAAAATTGTCAGCTATAAACTTGTCAGACCTGAGAGTGATGACGAAACAAAATTGTCAGACCCTAACGAGGAGAAGGTTTTTTTTATTGAGGAAGGAGCAGAAAGATGACCGAAGGTATCGTGATGGTTTCACTCTTGGTGGGATCGGTCTGTTGCTTGTACTGGAGTCTTGTGTTGCAGTCTTATTAGCACGTTATGTTCCAAGATTATTACAAGCTTATGTTGCAATAAAAGTTCTTGCAATTAACGATTAAGTATTTATAAGTAGGGTATGCTTCGCAATATCGCAGAGCAGTTAACAGCATAGAAAGGAAAGATTATGCATGAAGTAGAAACAATGGCCTTCGCAGGAGAAACACCTTGGCATGGGTTAGGTAATCCAATTAGCAATGATCTGACACCAGAGCAAATGATGGTGGAAGCTGGTTGCGATTGGGAAGTGAAGTTAACTAACAATTGCTATCCTTCAGATCACGAGTTCCACGCTGGTCAGCCTATCGAGAACTCAAACTTTATTGAACGTATCAGCGATGGTCAGATATTAGGACATTATGTTGCAGGAGACTACAAGCCAGTTCAGAACAAAGAGTTGTTCGAGTTCTTCTCTGAGTTTGTTAACAATGGTTCAATGTATCTGCACACCGCTGGTTCGTTGTTTGGTGGTCAGAAAGTTTGGTGTATGGCTACCACGAATGAAGGGTTTGATCTTGGAGACGATGACTGGGTTCACAACAATTTGTTATTCACTATTTCGCATACTGGTAAACACGCAAACAGTGCTTTGAATACACCAGTGCGTGTAGTGTGTGCCAATACGATGCGAATGGCGATGGATGGTGCAGAAGATATTGTTACTCATAATCATCGTGCCGTGTTTGATGCAGAAGCATTAAAGGTTGCTCTTGGTGTTAGTTCTAAGAACTTCGGAAAGTTGGAAGGACTTGCCAAACAGATGGCGCAACGTGTTCTTCAAGGTGAAGAAGAGATCGAGTATTTCCGTTCCGTGTTTGGCGGTAAAGAACGCGAGGACAAATCAGGCAAGCTTATACACTCTGAAGGTGTCAGGAAAGCAATGGCATATTTCAGAGGACAAGAGTTTGCTCCGAATAGTTCATCCAAAGAAACAAAGGATGCTCAGATCAGAA